AATAATCGTTTCGCCGCTCTTTTCAATGCGCCCTATCAAATCGTCGTTGTGCCAACGGGTAAATACAATCAACTCTTGACTATCGTTGTGTAAACGGGTGCGTACAACGGTCGTGTACCATTTCCACGCCGCCGCCCGTACTATCGGGCTGTTACCCTCGGCGTAATCCTTATAGACGTCGTCCAATATCGCAACGTCCACGGTTTTAGACGTCAGCGAACCGCCACGACCGACGACACGCAACGACCCCTTACGCCCTACCATTTCGATAACATCGGAATTGCGCAGATAGGTATTAGCCATTGTTACGACGTTTGACCCGTTTAAGTACGTGCCGGGGAATAATTCACGATACCGGGGCGTGTCGATTATTCGTTGAACGTCCCGGTTAAAATCCCGTGCGATTGTCGCCGCATACGAACCGATACATATTTTGCGGTCGGGGTCTACCCCCAACATAAATGCGGGTAATTTACGGCTCGACCCCTCCGATTTGCCATGTTGGGGCGGTTGTTGTACAATCATCTTTCTTATTTTGCCGTGTGCAAACATATCCAACAACGTATAATAAACGACGTGGAACGGCTCTAATACTAAATCCGGTTGCATATACCGGGCAAAGTTTATAAGGCGTTTACGGGCGGCGGCTTTAACAAGCAAATCCGGTTGTTGCCGGATTGCGTCGTACATATGCAATAATTGTTCGTTGTTCATTGCTTTGCTCCTTTCTCCCATTTAGCACACGCCCGACGACCCCGGACAATGTAAAATTCATAATGCGGGCAACGTAAACAAATCGGGTTCCCGTTCAAATCCCGGTGTCTATGGTTGTCCGTTATCCATTCAGAAAAACGGCACGTATCGCAAATTTCGGTCGTCCATTCCGGTTGCTTGGTTCCCAGACGGCGTGCGGTTACTCTCTTTGCCATTATTGCGCCCCTCCTTTCTCGGCTAATGCCTTTTGAAACTCGGCGGATTGCAGTTTGTCAGCAACCGCAAACAACAGATCGTCGGGGATTGCTTTAACGTCGTACTTTGGCTTGTCGTCGGTCGTGGCGTTATATCCGGGTATCTCAATTTTAACCGGGGCGTCAAACCCTAACATCTTTGCACGGCGTTGTTGGATATTCAAAAGCAAATCCAAAAACCGAGGGTTCCCGGCGGACGTTTCGGTTGCGGTTTCATTGTACCCGTAATATTCCGGGTCGGCGTCCTCGGCATCGGTTTTGATTGGTCGCCCTTTGTTGGTTTTCTTTTTGGTGCGCATCTTTCCTGTTTTCGACGCTTCCCACGCCTCCCATGCTTGTTGCTCCATTTTATCCAATTTGCGTAATTCTTGCGTGACGTATTCGTCGATATTATCCAACCGTTCCCGCTTCCACTCAATAAGGCATTGTTGCAAATCGTAATAAACCATTTGAAAGGTTATTGTGTAACCCATTTCACGCGCGGACAAATCCCGGTTCAATGCGCCCGCAATTTCCCGATACGAATACCCACGCAAAAACAAATCGGAACAAAAACGAATGTCGTAAATTCGTTGTTCCTCAGAGCGTTTACTATAGCCTAATGGCCTCTTTCTCTTCATAGTCCAATCTATTTATTGTCAAATTTTACTCCTATACATAGTCTCCCGCCGTTTTATACACTCCTTTACAACATCGGGTAACCGTTATATTTTTTATTCTCGTTTTTCTTTCCGCTTCCCTTATGGATTTATACCGGGCAATTTCGTTTGCAAGTTATTTGTGGGGAATTTCCATTTTAAGAGGCTTTTGTTATTAACTCAATACTTTTATCGTCTTAACGGTTATCTTTCAACCACGGGGCAAATTTACGGCTTTTCCGGTGCATTGCCGAACGTTTGTTGTCTCATGTATATATCTTTTAATTTTGCAGCGAACGCAACGTTGCGTAAATATTGCGGGGTTGTTGTTGGCTAATCGTGCATCCGCCGCCGTCCATATCTCGGCAATCAATACCATACCCCGGCAAACGCAACGTTCGCCGGGGCTGTATTCTCTATTTTGGGTCGAACGGTTCGGGTTGCTTTACTCTCATTATTTGCCCGCTTCGTTTACATAGTCAAACAATGCGTCCAAATCTTCCTTTGCGCCTCTTACACAAATTCGTACCATATCGCCGCCCGCTAATGCGATTCCGACAATCTCACAATTATACCGGGAGGCGTTTATCTGTATCATTGCCCCCATGGTACCCGTTACAAGCTCGTCTCTTTCGTCCATGTCAAACAATACGTCCAAATCTTCCTTTGCGCCTCTTATGCGAATTCGTATCATATTGCCGCCCGCAAATTCGACTTCGATAATCTCACAATTATACCGGGAGGCGTATATCTGTATCAGTCCCGCCGTGGTACTCGTTACAAGCTCGTTTCTTTCTTCCATGATCTCGGTTTTTTGTTGTAAATAAAATGTTTCCGTTGGTTCGTCCTCGCTTTGACACGCCCCCAACAAAAGCGTTGCCAAAGATAACAATAAAATCTTTGCTTTCATCGTTTTACCTTTCTTTTAATACATATAAACCGTATGCCAATGCCGACAAACAATATTTTCGCCTCAATGTCAACGTAACGGTCGTAACCGTTGACCGCATCCACGGACACGCCGGGAACAATAAACCAACTCTTATATCTCCAATACTCCCTGACGTACACGCAAATGCCAACCCGTCCGATATGAACCCCAATTTGCGCCGTATGAACGTCGCCATTGTTCGGGATAATTCCAATTTGCTTTTTACTCATCATAATACAACAAACTAATACGTTTCTTTTATTTTGTTGTATGCCTCTTTATCCAATACCATGACTTTAGGATATTCGACAATACAACCTTTTGTATATACTAGATTATAGATACCCAATTGCCCCTTGACCGGAAATTCAATAACCCGGCGGGGGTTGCGCATCAACCACCCGTACCCCTTTGTTATTTTCGCCCTCTTTTCCCTTGGAATCCGGGTGTTTTCCCAATCCTCCGGCGTAAACTCTTTTATCGGCTTTACGTCGTACAACTCAACCAATCCCAAAGTAACGCCGCTTTCCATTCCCGGAAAAACCGGGGACGCTGCGGAACATATCAGCACGTCGCCACGGTATGACGTGTTTCTACTGCGTACCTCAATGCACTTTTCGCCGTAAACAATCCCGTTGTCCTCATACGCCGCCGTTACCAACTGCGTTGCATACGGGTTTTTAACGGTTAATGCACGCCAACGGTCGTGCAATGTCGGCTCATAATCTTTGTTATTATACTGCATAATCATTTTTTATTATCGGGTTCGTCCTTACGCCAACTAATCGACAATCGGCGGGAACTTCAACCCTTGTTTCATTTCTTTTCATTGAACAAATCCCAATTTGCCGGGACACAATAACCGGGCAATGTCTCCCAGTCAATCCCGGACGCTCTTACAAAACTATCTTTCCAATATATCCGGGGTGTTTTGTCCGGGTGCGCCTCCCAATAGTCGAACACGTCGTTGTAAAACGTCAATGTTTCCCGCTTTGTATATCTGCAACCGCTTTGTAACCCTATCTTAAACAAGTCGACAAAGGGGTACGACAAAGCAATTACAGAAAATGCCCGGTCAAACATTCCCACTGGGATTGGTTCAACGCTTGCAAAGGTACGGAACCCGTGGCGTTTTGCCCGCGCCAATGCGTCTATACGCATCCGGTTTGGGCTTGCTTTGGGTTCCAATTCGTCGCATCCGGTCAACGTGGAACCAATGGCAATACGGGATTTGTCCCAACCCTCGGACGCCTCGGCAAAGTCGATTAAAAAATTAATACCCTCGGCGCATTTACTCAATACCTTTACCGGGACGCCGTGGCGTTGACAAACGCCGATTGCTTGGCGGGTCAACCTTTGCGTTTCCGGCAATAACGGGTCGGTCGTAAACGAAAAGAATAACCCCGTTTTTTGCAATTCGTCCTTATGCGTCAACAACTCATTCGTAAATATATCCAATGCGTATGGATATTCCAGTAATGCCTTTTTCAATTCCGGGGTATTGCCGCCCAACACTTTTGCGCCCCGCCCTTTGCGCAAATAACAATACGTGCATCCGTTGGAACAACCAACGTAAAAGTTGGCGGCGTTCTCGGCATATTCCCCGGCTTTCCCCTTTGGGCTGTAAATAACCCGTCCGTTTATCGCTCCCATAACTCAAACAGATTAAAACGGTAAATCGTCCGACGGTTGGCAGGGCTCACATCCGGCTACGGTCGC